TTCAATAGATATATCAATATGACTAACAGGCAACGCATTTTCAGAGTTAGCATCAACTCTAGTTTTCATTCTTACGACATGATCACGACAATTCACAATACCCTCGTCAAATAACTTGAATAATCCAGGAATATAACTAATATTTTTTTCGATAATTTTCTCATCATCATCGCTCATAATCCACATATCAGCGTCAATTTGTTCAACAGAACCGATATATGTGTCTGGATTATCCAGTATATGCTGTTTATCAGTCTTCTGTTGAACATCAAAGAATAATTGTGAATCGGTTGTGCTCATTGTATAGTATAAATCTAACTATATTTTTAACTTAATTTAATTAATCAATTTTTTTAAATAAATAAATTTATTTAAAAAAAATATAGAAATAGTATACAATTATGGCATCATATGTAGGGGGTCTTATAGCGAATAATTACAATGTAGCTCAATTTGTAGAACCTAATCCAATAAATTATAAAATAATTAGAACATCCAACACAAATTTTTCCAATTTATCATATAAAATGAGATTATCTCAAATACTTAAATTAGATGGATATTCTCAGAAAATAAATAGAATTAGTAGACTAGCTGGGAAATTGCAATATGGTAATTTTTATTTAGGGCAACCGTTAAATATTAATTATTTAGGCAGAATGGAAGGGATGGTAGGAGGTAGCGGGAAACCACCATTAAATCAATTTAATTAACATTAATATGCGTTTTTAATTATGTGAAAAATATTTTTCTCACTTAATATTATAATGTTTGAAAAAACTAATGGTTCGAGAGCTGAAGTATGGCATGGAACAGCTAAAAAAACTAGTGGCGGTCTTACCAAATCACAATTGATGATGAATAAGCACGGACGTATTGTTTCTAGAAAGAAACATGCTTCTGGTAAAAAGAGCATTAAACATCTTGTAAAACTTGGATATAAAGCAAAGAAGGGACATTTTACTTTGTTTCGCAAAGGACATAAAGGAAGTCGTAAAATGAGAGGTGGAACTGGTGCTCCTATGGAAATGGGTGCACAAGGAACCCCTCTTGGTAACGCCATGGCTGGTATTGCAAAGCCAATGCCTATGATGGGTAAAGGTAAAATGACCGGAGGAAAACGCAGCAGAAAACATATGAAAGGAGGAGTTGCTTACGGTGGTCCTCTTTCTCCTCATTCGTATGATGGTAAAGGAGTAGGAACTTCAGGTGCTGGTCTTCAAATAATGGCTACAACCATGTAAATATACAATTGAATTATAATGTAATATAATTTACAATATAATTTACATATATTAAATATTATTGATCCATTCAATTTCAATAAATTTTTCATATACAATATGATGATTCAATTTATAATATAAATATTTTTCAAAATATCTTTTACTAACAATAAATTTAAATGCATTAGTATTACAAAATTTATAATAATAATTATATGCATCATCAAATGAAATAAGAGCAAATTTATGTTCATTAATAATTTGATCTTTAATATTTTGAAATGAAATATTAATATCATTAATCTTATCCCATAAAGAACAAGTTGCATTTAAAACAAATTTGTCTTCTATAATTTCTACAGAAGGAAAGAAATGTTTAAGAATTTTTAATATATTTTCTTCGCTAATATTACCATTAGACATAAGTTGTTCTGAATTTTGTTTTGACCAATGTTTAAATAGAGAACATAACTCATCAATTTCAAGTTCATTATCAAATAATTCAATATTTTCAAATAACAAATCATTATCTAAATTATGAACCTTTATAGTATTTTCCCAAAATTTAATAAAATCACTTTGAACAGGTAAATGTTTACTAGTTATAGAAATAAAAGAATCAATATCTTCATTGTATAAATATCGCTCTTTGATTAAATTTTTAAGCGTATTATAATAAATTACATTTGGCAAATTATAATTAGAGAGAAATTGCTTCCATAAGAAATGTAAGTTTTTCCATTCCATTTTATATTCAGACCCAGCTTCAATAATATATTTGTTGCAAAATTCTGTAACAATATTATTAGGATTGTTATTTTTTATATAATAAACATAGTTTTTTAATTCTTCGTCAGATTTGTTATCAATAAATTTATCAGAGTTTTCATAACGTTTAGAATAATGTGTAGATACGCAAAGTAAATCTAGTCCTATTTTTTTTAATAATTCTCTCCAAACACCATTTGAAAAATTTTCATTAATTTTAATTAATCTACAATTTTCGTATGCATGGTTTTCATGATATTTAGTCATAAAATTATTAGTAGAATTGCTATTTCCTATAGAAGAAACAGCTACATTATCTAATTCATTTAAAAATTGTTTCATATTTTGAGTAACTAAAAAAATTATATTTTGGTTCTTTTTAAGAATATTATCACCGACGATAGTAAGAAAATATTTTGCCGAATTTTTACTTGAGAAAAAAGATGGATATAAAACGTTTAGTACATTTTGAATAGTATCTGTTTCTGGTATAGAACTAAAAAGATTTCTCTCTTTGATTTGTTTGATAATATTCATTTTCGTTTTATGTTTCCATTGCAAAAGAACTCTATCTTTTGATATAGTAGAGAGAAGTTTATGAATAATATCATCCTCTTTTACAATTAAATATCTTTCACCATCATATTCATAAAATAAATTATTATTTGGTAAATAAAAATATTTATTTTTGCTCAAAAAAACTTGAATAAAAATATTTTGTTCATTTGTTAAAAAATTATTACGTGTTATTCTCTTTTCATAGTTTTTTAATTCAATATCAAGAGTATTTGGTAAATAAGTAACAATATGATTATATATTCTTTGAACCATATATTCGTTATTTTTATATTTATCAACCAATTCTTTAATAGTATTATAGCAATTCGTTTCAATATTATCAGTCATTTTAAGTTTTTAAATATAATGTTTTTATATTGCTATTAATACAATATATTAATTATTTATAAATATAAATAATTGTTATAATATTATATATATATGAAAATAAATTTAAGATATTTGCCAAAGAAGTTGACAAGAAAAGATAGAAACACACAGTCAAAAATGTTGATGAAATCTAGACGACTTTATAAAAAAGGTAAGTACTATACAAGAAGAGCTGTTCCCTCATTTAAATCAAAAAAATCGCACTATATATTGGAGGCGGAAAAAATATATAAAGTATCAAAAATTGGTGCCACAAATGAACTTGCAAAGGCTACTGGATGTTCAAAAAATGCATTGGCAAAAATTATAAATAAAGGAGAAGGAGCTTATTATTCATCAGGGTCGAGACCAAATCAAAGTGCACAATCGTGGGGACTAGCGCGATTAGCAAGCTCTCTGACGTCTGGAAAAGCTGCAGCAGTAGATTATAGTATTTTAGAAATTAGTTGTAAACCTAATTCAAAAGCATTAAGACTTGCAAAAAAAGCAAAAAGAAAATATGGTCACGGTACTAGAAGAGTTCCAAAGGTTAAAATTCTAGTATAAATAATATAAATTAATTCGTTTAAAAATTATTTTAAATTATTTTGTTCATAAGTATTTAAAGATTTATATTTTAAAATCTGTATAATGTCAGCATTTTCAAATAAAAATCAAGTACTAACACAAACCGACAATAATGTTTTAACTATTAAAACTGTTCAAATAGCGCCATTTCGAACGTTAATGACAGCATTAAAAGATATTCTTTTAGAAACTAATATTACCTTTGAACCGGATGGAATACGTATTATTAATATGGATAAGTCCCATACTATTTTGGCACATCTTTATTTAGCAGCACAAAATTTTGAATTTTATGAATGCAAGAAAGAGAAAATTATTATTGGTGTAAATATGTTTCATTTATTTAAGCTTATTAATTCTATAGACAATGACGATACTTTAACTATTTATATTGAAAATTCTGATTATGTTGATGGAATAGTTTCTCATTTAGCCTTAAAGTTTGAAAACGGAGAGATTAAGCAATGTAAGACTCAAAAGTTGCGACTTATTGAGCCGGAGCCAGAAGAGTTGCAATATCCTGATGTGAAATTTTCTTCTATAATTAATTTACCATCTGCTGATTTCCAAAAAATTATTCGTGATTTGTCATGTATTTCTGATAAGCTGGAAATTAAGTCTGTTGGTAATGAACTTATATTTAAGTGCTCTGGACAATTTGCTTCTGCTGAAATTCACCGCGCAGAATCAGATGGTAGTATGGGGTTCATTTTGAAACAAGATTCGTCGAAGGTTATTCAAGGCGAGTTCTCTCTAAAGAACCTTGGGTATTTTATTAAGTGTACAAATTTGTGCCAACAAATTGAGGTCTATTTGGAGAACGATTTGCCTCTTGTTGTGAAGTATAATGTTGCAAGTCTTGGGGAGATAAAACTCTGCCTCGCACCCTTACCCAGTTCATAAAATAGTATAAAAATTGTGACCATTTATGATAACATATTTTAGTATCAAAACACAAAACTATCTTTGACACTCCCAAATACAATATTAGAATAAAATGATATAAAGAGATAGACATATCTTATATATGCCTATTAAATATACATACGCACAAGTTCAAGATATATTTACTCAAAATAAATGTATCTTGGTAAGTCAAAAATACGAAAATCAGTTGGGAAAATTAGAATATATAGCTTCTTGTGGACATACACATAATATAATTTTAAAGGAGTTTATAAATGGAATAGGAAAAAAATGTAGAAATTGTGCTTTGGAAATTCCAACTTATGAAGATGTTTTTAAAAAATTTACAGAAAAAGATTGTTTAGTAACTATGACTAAAGAAGAATTTGTTGAAAATTATAAAAATAATAATTGTAAAATTAAATATAATGCTTGTTGTGGACACGAAAACAATGTAAGTTATAAAAATTTTACTACATTAAATCAAGGTATAAATTGTCCAAAATGTGTTAATAAAAATACTGGCTTAAAATTAAAACAAATAAGAAGTGGTGAAAATAAAAATAATTTATTGCAAGAATTTAATGGTATTAATTATTTTAAAGAATTAATAGGAGACTATTTTACAATTATTAAATCATTTGATGGTTGCAAATCTGATATAGCTATAAAAAAATTTGAAGAAATAGAAGATTTATGGTTAGGAATTCAAGTAAAAACTACATATAAAAAAACAGATAGAGAACAATATTATTTCAAATTAAATAATGGAGAATATGATAATTGTTTATTATTATGTATTTGTGATGAAGATAAAAAATTGTGGTTAATTCCTTATGAAGAAGTAAAAGGAATAAAAACTATTGGAGTAGCGCAAAAATCAAAATATAACAAATATGAAGTAAATAAAGAAAATTTGATTGAAAAATTAAATAATTATTATACCTTAATGAATAAGTTTGTGTTTAATGTGTTAGATAAACCAACAAGTATAACACAACAACAAGAACAAAAATATCGCGAAATAAGAGAAACAAAAATAAATTTTATAAAATTCAAGAATAATGAAATGGAAGGATTAGTATATGATTTTATGATTGATTCTAAAAAAGTTCAAGAAAAGGTGGGGACAATTTGCAAAAATAATGTAAATTCGTATATGTTTAATTTGACCAAATATGATTGCAGAATAAATGGTAAATGTAAAAACAAATGTTATGAAGAAGGTGATAATGATTTATATTGGTTGAATTGTAAAAATGGCAAATTTTATGTAATACCAGAAGACGCTTTATTAGAAAATGGGTATATTGGAAAAGATTGTAAAAAAGAAAAACTATATGTGTCTCCTACAAACTCAAATACAGAATGGTGTGATGAATATTTATTTGATTATAACAATGTAGACAAAGAGAGATTATTGAAAATAATAAATAAATAACAAAATATTATATTATTTTAAATTAATATAATATATATGTCAAGATATTATGGAACTTATAGTCAATATTTAGGTGCTCAACGTTGTTGCAATTTAAATAATCAAGGAAATCAAGGACCTACTGGACCACCAGGACAAGTATCAATTGGACAGCCGGGAAATACGGGGCCTACAGGAGTGAGTTTTACAGGGCCTACAGGAAGAGGTTGTATGGGACCAACTGGTCCTAGTGGTGGTCCTACTGGTGTTACAGGTCCTACTGGTCCTACTGGTCCCCTGCAAATAAATACAACTGTTTTATCATTAGACCCGTATACTCCTGTCACGTTAACAATTCCAGCACAATTAAATACAATTGCTTATTATTCTGTTACTTTATCTTCTGGTGATTATATTAATGATATAAGCTTGAATTCACTTCCAGCAGGAAATCAAGCAATTATTTTTGTAAATGGTTCAGCTGGAACAATTTTATATCCTTGTGTAATTGCAAATATTATTACCCCATCTTCTATAACAACAAATTTAAATACTAACATGAATTTAGGAGGCTTAGGAAATTTACAATATGCAACTATAACAATTATTACTGATGGTACATTATATTATTGTAATATTGTTGGATACTATTAAAATATAGTTTAAATATATTAGAATTAATATTATTATTTAATATATTTAAATATGAACACAATTGTTTCTTCTTTTATAAGCGATGTTAATAGTAAATATAATGATACATTAATTAGGTATTATAAATTTGGTAAACTTTTATTAAAATCTACTATAAAAAAGATTATTTATGTTGATGAAGAAATGTTTACTTTAATAGGAGATGACTATGATAAAAATAATACATTAATAATTAAAACATCAAAACAACAGTCCTATTTATATGATTATTTAAAACACTTGACAAATTTTGAAATAAATTCAACAGATTATACTAAAGATACAATTGAGTTTATGTTTACTATGTGTAATAAAACAGAATGGATGCGCGATGCTATTTTGTTAAATCATTTTAAAACTGAGAATTTTATATGGATAGATTTTGGTATACGACATATTTTTAATGACGATAATGAGTTTATTGACTGTCTAAATTCATTAGAATATAAAATATACAATAACATTAGAATTGGAGGGATATGGAATATAAATTATCAATATAATAATGATATATATAAAAACGTAGCATGGTATTTTGCTGGTGGCGTGTTTGGAGGAAACTGTAACTCTTTAATTAAATTTGCTGATTTAATGAAAGAAAAATGTATAACAATTATGACAGAAAAAAATACTATAATGTGGGAAGTTAATATCTGGTATTTAATTTATATAGAAAATAAAGAACTGTTTAATATATATAATTGTGATCATAATTCAAGTTTATTATTTAATTATTAAATATATTTTACGATTGAATCTATATATTTTTTATCGTAAACTCCAATTCTTGTAGTTCTATCCCATGTACTATAATTCATTAAAACTCGTTCGTCTTCAACTACAATACTTAAGCAATATTCAATAGAGTCTCCTTCAAATTTAAATGGTGCAGAATATCTCAATAAATTCATATTCGTATCAAAAACAGAAATAATATGATAATAATGTCGGGGGTTTTCATAAGAAACTATATGATTAACGAACCAAATTTCATATTCTTCAATTTTAATTGCAATATTACCGTTTTGATTTGTTTCAGTTTTCGTTGGATATTTAAACCCACACGTGGAACCTCTACTCCTTGAAAAAATACGAGGTGTTTCTCTCTTTGCGACTTTTTCAAGTTTATTATTTTCACTATTTATTTTGCAAATGTTAATGGGGTTCCAATCATAAATAACATGTGTTGAATTATTAAAATCTATAAAAACCCAATTTTTTTCGCATCCAGAATTGTTAAAATCCTGCTTAATTTCATTTCCACATAGTTTTAAATTTGCAATATCAAATTTTCCAGAAACAATACCTATTTGTTCATTCTGATGATAACCTGTTCCAATATATAATAATTCATTATTTTCAATATCGTTAAATATTCTAACATCTTCAACACCAATATATCGTCTATTATCAAATTGTAATTCCATCCAGTTTTCGCGTTTAATATTAAATTCTTTATCTAGTTCAATATATTTATTAACAGATATAATATGTTTATCACAATTTAAATAATAACCATTTTCAGTTATATGATAATTAACAAATCTAATATTCATTTTATAACCATTGTTAGCGCAGTCAGATATTAAACAGCTAGAAGAAGAAGTCAAACTAATATTTTCATTATTAATATTACTTATAATCGAGTTATCAAAAATAATTCTATTTTTTTGACATAAAATATCTTTATAAAATTTCATATTACTAAATAAATTATTAATTTCATATGTATCTCTAGAACTATTAAGAATTTTTATTATTTCATATCCAATATCTTTGACACCAAGATAAGATGCAATAATAGTATACTCATAAAATAATTTTGTAGTATAAATATCATTGTGTAAGAACAAATAATGATCTCTATTTTTATTTAAATCTAATATTTTTCTTGCCATTTGATAAATTACATCACCAAGTTTATGCTTAGATATATTTCTATAATGGTGAAGTATTTCATATAGTCCCTCTAGTCGTTCAGGATAATAATCATAACCTAACAACCAATAACAAATGGCATCATTCATTTTACCCATATTTTTAAAACATAATCCAATTCTATAATAACTATACCATACTTCTTCTATCCAACCTCCAAGCTCAATACGTTTTTTATAAACATTAATTGCTTCACCAAATCTTCCACAATCATGATAACTATTAGCCAAATAAAAATAATAACGAACATTGTTTGGTTCTTCTTTTATTCCATCAAGAAGTAATTTGACATCTCTCTCAAATTTATCATGTTTAGAGCCACCATCTCCAAAATCTCTAATAAATAAATCGGTTTTATTAAAACCTCCAACTCTATTATTAGATGGTGTATCAATATATTCATGTGTAACACCTATATATTTATATAATCCGTTATTTTTTACAATTCTCATATTTTGATAATAAAAATCATCATTTCCTTGAAGAATATGAAAACTATCATAAGTTTTCAAGATATTTTTATTAAAATTTGTGACTTCAAGTATCATATCAGCATCAAGTAATAATACATAATCAGACATACCTAAACAAGACTGCAAAGCAAAATTTCTATTATGGCAAAAATTTTTGAATGGTTCATTTACTATTTTTCCTGGTATATTTTTGTTATGAAAATATTCATAAATTATTTGAACAGTATTATCAGTAGAACCGGTATCACAAATACAATAACAATCTATAATAGAAAAAATAGAATCAAATAATCTAGTAATTATCTTACTTTCATTTTTAACAATCATATTTAAACATAACGTTGGTAATTTTTTATCTTGATCTAAAATAAGTTCCATATTAATATTTATGTTTATGTTATTTATTTAAATTATTAAATTATTAAATTATTAAATTATTAAATTATTAAATTATTAAATTATTAAATTATTAAATTATTAAATTATTAAATTATTAGTGTTTTAATTTATTTTGTTATACTTTTTA